AATTGGCTTTCTGCAAAATCTAATGCAACATTTTCAATTTCATCTACTTGTTTTGCAAAATCCTTATCATCATTATAATAATTATAAAATGTTGTTCTACCAATACCGACTTGTTTACAAGCAGTTGTTACAACACCTAAAGATTTTTCTAATGCTTCAATTAATCCTTTTTTTATGTGTTCACTTTTGTTCATTTTTAAAATAATTTTGTTTGTACTTTATTTTCTTGTTTAATTATTTTTATAGCTATATCTAATATATGTTTACCTAATTCACTATTTACAGCATTTCTTTCTTCTAATTTTTTTTTACAAGCTTTATTGCCATATTTAGGCTCCATACTACCGATATCATCTTTGGGCTGTGCTATTTTTGTTATATTAAAATTACTCCAAAAATAATGTCTGCCAATGCAAATATAATTCATTAATGGTTTATAAAAAGGCATTACATTTTCTACTACATATTTTCCCTTATAAAAATTATCTAAAAATATAATTTCTTGATATAAATTTAAATCAACATATACTGGTCTTTTTCTTATATATTGAGTAAAATAATTTGTTCTACTATGTGTTTGGCAGGGTGGGCTACTCCAGATAAAATCAAATTGTTTGTAGTTGTCTAATAAATATTCGTGTGCATCATCTATAATTACATTGTCATTTGGGAATTTTTGTGAATATTTGTCAGCAATTTTTTTATCAATTTCTACTGCGGTAATATCATAATCATCACCCCATAACTCTCTGTTACCACCAATACCACAATATAAATTAAGTATTTTCATTTTCAATACTTTCTTTATAGTCTTTTGCTTCTCTTTTTCTTTTCCTTAATGTGTCTAAATGATTTTCGTCAAGTCTGTTTATTTCTCTTTGCATTTTTTTTGATCGTATTCTTTCAATCTCCTCATCAACAGTCATACATTGCCACATTCTCTCAAGCGAATAATAAACAACACTATATCTGTAGCTATCTTTGTGTGTGTATTCGATTGGGCTTACGCCGTGCAAAATGTCTTGCCCATCAAATATTGTTAAGGAATTGTCAGCAACCTCTAATGATATATCAATCTCCGGAATAACAAGATGACCGCCAAGTACATCTCCTTTAAACACAATCATATTGCTAAACACATTTTTAAAATTGCCACTATCGTAGTGATATTTTAATTGGTTATTTTTATTCACTATACCGCTTGTAAATACACTTCCATTTATTACCCATTGTTCTTTTACCTTTTCTTTTACTTTGTTCTTGTGATCTGTATAGACTTTTGGAAAATGTTCTTCATAATATTTTGATATTTCTTTTGCATATCTACTTATAACATAATGTTGTTTAGGGTGTGTTGTTCCCATTGCACTTGCTGTACAATAATCCCTTCTGTTTTCTTGTCGTGGGTTATAACCAAATACTGCACTAGTGTGTGTTAATCCGTGCGTTCTTTTGCCTTTTATATAATTTATATTTTTTACAGCCCATCGTACATCAGTTGGCTTTTTTTTTAGTATTGTATATAATAATATAGGTTTGTTATCGTGATATATAATTACATCTTCATTAATATGCCTTGATACATCACTTAATTGGGCTGTTCTTCTAAAGTAATCTTTTTTGTCTATTGGTTTTCTTTGTACGTCAATTCTTTTCATCGCATATCTTTTAATCTTAACTCTGCATTTCCTGTTGTTTTTCTTATATACATTTTGCAAAATTGCGGAAACATACTTTGTATTTGGTATATAGAATTATAAACATATTCAGGTGTTCTAATTGTTTGTAAACCTCCAGCTTCTTTATAATAGTTTGACTTTACAGTTAAATAATCTAATCTAATTAACATTTTATTTTTTATGTATTGTCTTATGCTATATTCATAATCCTCGCCGTGATTGGTTACCCTTTCTAAAAAAGGATCGTGTTCCACAACCACTCCAAACATACTTGCAATTATATAACAGAGTTTTGTGTATATTCTGTTTTTCATAAAGTATGGATTACCTGCAGCATAAATTCCAAATGTTTTAGCCTTTGTTTTTGCACAACATTCAAACCCCTTATATATAACATCTTTTTCTAAATCATTTACTTCAATAAGTTTTGCAGTTTTTTTTCGCATCACCGCATCAATATCATCATCAAACATCATTAAATTAGTACCCTCTGCATAGTATTTTTCTATAAAATTTCTTTGCTTTCCAATTGTTGGTACACCTACGACTATTTCATATTCATCACCTAAGCTATCTTTATATATTTTTTCTTCTTCTTTATTTGCTACAAATACAGTTATCTTATCTTTATCAATGTTATATTTAGATAACAATTTTAAAGTTTTATTTTTTATGGTTTGCGATCTTTTGTATGATGGTATAGCAATTTTATAATCCATATTTGTCAATCAAAAATTTAAACACCTGTGTGTTGTCCTCAAGATTTTCCTTTTCTCTTATTTTTTGTAAATCGTCAATTGCTTTTTCATAATCATCGGCATTAAAATATAAAGTTATCTGTTTTATTTTTGCATTTATATATGTATCAAGTTCGTGATCAAATATATCTTTGTCAATCTCTGGCTCTTTATCCTCATCAAAATATATTTTGGGTAAATCTAACCCCCAATCTGATAGCTCTTTTACTTCCCATTCATTCGCTAATAAATCCCAATCCCATTCACCAAAGCTACTATTATCTTTTATTATAAATTCATCTTCTTGTGCTTGTGTATAACCTAAAGCTTTTACTATATAAACCTCATCTAAACCAGCTTCAACTGCGGCTCTGTATCTCATATTACCACCTAATATAAGATTGTGTTTATTGACAACGATCGGTCTTAACTCCAGCATTTCTGGAAAATCTTTAATACTTTTTACTAACTTTTGAAATTTATAATCCTTAATCACTCTTGGATTATTTGGATTTATGGCTATCGCGTTTATTTTTACTTTTTCTATCATTTGAATGTTTTGTGTGTTTTTAAATTTTTATTTGTTTTATTAAGCCAACTTCCTGCTCTAAAGCATTCAACATAGTAATCATCTCGTGGCATTTGTTTGTATAATTCGTTTCTCCATTTAGTCCATATAACGTGGTGGGGATTATAACTTGGTAGCATTTTTTTTACACATCTACTTAAAAATCGTGGACCTGTTGTTTGCAACACAAACCGACCTTTCCAAGTGTTATATACTTCTATTTTTTGTTTGTCTTTATAATTTTGCTTGCACTCTTGCATTACAAGTTCCCAAAATTTAAATCCTTTTTCACTTGCCATAAAATCATTCATAACAAACTCTGGGTGTTTCGGTATCATATGTCTATTGCTTTGCATTATTATTCTTTCATTTAGCAATGGATCAAAATTTTTAATTGTATGCATATCCAAATCCATATAAAATCCCCCTTCATTGTGTAATATACAAAATCTTATAAAATCTACTCTCTGTATATCATATCGCATATATTTATAAAAATCTTTATATGCTGGATACTTATGTTGAATTAGTTCCTCACAATCTTTTCTACTCCATAATTTATATTCATAATCCTTATTTTTTTCTTTTACAAGATCAATGCTTGTTTTAAAAAGTTTTATTTGATCTATCGGTTTGTTATCCCAATTGAAGTAAATTTGATGAATTTTTTTTGGTATCATAATGTTCCCCTTAGTGTATAGCTATCTATATCAACCTCATCTATAAAAAATTGTTTGTATCTTGCTATAGCTTCATAAGTTTTTTGTTTGCCACTTTGATAAAACTCTTCACTACAATTAAAAATACCTATATCAAGTGAGCCTTTGTCTATAACTAAAAATACAAAATTTTTATAATTTATATTAAATATGCTACAATATATATAGGCTTGAACATCATAATGCAAACTATAAGGGCTGCCTGTTACATATCTTTTTTTAGGATCCCATAAGTCAATATTCATTGAAGTTTTTAAATCCACAATACGATCGCCACATAATACATCAGCCTTACCACGAAAAGGTAAACCCTCAATATTACCAATAGCTGGTACTTCAAAATCACAATTTGTTAGTAATTTTAAAGCCTGTTCGTTTCTATATATCGCATCTTGTAGTCTTTCTGTTTCGGATCTTTCTTTTGCTGTGAACACCATATCATTGCCTTGAGCCACTTCTTTAAATTTTTTTGTGTTTCTACTTTGAACATCTACGAATGTTTGCTTAGAAAATTTTTCAGGCTCTAAAACAGCACAATGTAATAACCAGCCTGTTTTCATTGCTGCGTTCATTGGTTGTGCGTTATTAGTTATGTATTTGTATTTCTTTGGGCTTTTGATTAAATGTTTTATTGACGAACTACTTAAGGCGGCTTTACCTAAGTAACCGTAATAAAAATCATCATCCATCATTTTTTTTTGTAAATCTTTCACTTCCCAAGTTTGAGAATCTAATAGTGTTATTTGCTTCATCTAATTTGTTTTTTAAATCTTGTATTTCTTTATTGTGTTTTGCTTGTTGCTCATAATATTGATCTATTAAAATATTATGTTCTGTTTTTAGCATATTTGTGTACATATACATTTGATTAATGCATTTTATTTTGTCTTGTATATTTGGGTTTTTTTTGTCGTGTAGTAGCTGATCTTCGTATTCTTTTATTAATATTTGTCCAATAAAATTAAAAGCTGCTTCAAAGATTAAAAATTGCATATATATTTATTTCATACAAAAATATAAAAAATATTTAACTTAATTGATATTTGTTATGATTGCATCTCTTTCATTAATTAAATAGCAAGTTTTCATAACCTTTTTGCTTTTCCATAATGTTGTTTCAGGACACCATAAATTAGTGGTTTCCTTTAATTCTAATTTATTTAGCCAAAATAAATAATTAGCTTTTGGATCGTTAACAAAATATAACTTGACAATATCCTCGTCCATTTCCATAAGCTTATCATATTTATATTTCTCTAATAGTTTTTTTTCGTAATAATCATTTCTGAATTTCATTTCAATAACACACTCAAAACCTTTTGGTGTAAGTCCTCTTGCATCGTAATGTTCAAATTGATTTTTTGACCATACAAGATCCCAGCCTAATATATTAAATATGGCAACAACAGCCTTTTCCCATTTTTGTATGTTATTTATTTCAGACATTCACTAACCTCTTTTATCCACTGATTAATTCTTTTTGCATTACAGTCGCAAAAGTTCGGCTCGTGATATTTATGCTTCATATATTTCGCGTGCAGGGCACACATAACTTGAAAGTCTTCATACACCATTTCACTTTTTAGTGACGATGCAATTTTTTTCCATACTTTTTTATCTACAATTTTATCTTGTTCCATTTTTTTCTACGTTCATCGCACCCACAGTTGGGGTAAATTTTTTTCCAAATATACCTAATGCCAGTATATTTTGTTATGTAATAAACTAAATCACCTAATCTCATTTCTTAATATGTTTTTAACTTTGTTATATGTTCTATATAAACTATAATAACTAATCTTACTTTGTCTGCTTAATTCTTTTACACTCATACCGCCTTCAATAATTCGGTAAACTTTGGCATCATACCAAAACATATCATCTAACTTTTTATTTATTCTTTTGTAAGTTTTTTCAATGTCTTGATCTATGTTATTACTTTTTTTTAGCTTATATAAATACTCCTCTATATTAATAACATTAATTTTTCCCTTTTTTATTTTCAAATTAATTGTCATATGCCTTAAGCATTGATATATATAAAAATAATTTATATCATTTTTGTAGCTAATATCTTTTCCCTCATCAATGTATTTAATTACTCGTATATACATCTCTTGCACCAAGTCTTCGGCATAATCCTTTACCCCAAAAGATTTAACAATTTTAATCCAGTCAGTATGTCTATCTGTTAGCTTTTTTTTTAACTTAGAAGGGTGCATTAATTTGTTCAACTAATGCTAAATTTAGTGTTTTTTTCCCATTAATCTCAAAGCCCACATTATTTTTGATGCTTTTCATCATTATAGGGTTATCAATTGGAGTAGGTCTGCCGCCTGTGTCATTGTCCTTTACTTTCCTAATATGTATATAATTATTCATCCAATCAGTAGGGTGTTGTGTATATCGGTGTATTACAAGAAAATCATCAGCCCTGTTCACAAACTTGCCCCCACCCTCAACATCACTTGCTAATGGTGGTATAGGGTGTCCTGCATATTCGTGCTGTATTTGGTGTTTAATTCTTAATGCGTTTGTTGCTGCGTGGGTTGTAAGCCATATACTTATATTATTTCTTTTGCAAAATAATCGCATTTCACTTGTCGCTTCATAGTCGTATTCGTGACCATTCAAGCCCTGTAAAATATCACGATCTTTAACTAAACTATTATAAGGATCAATTAAAAATCCATCATATGCCCAAGCCTGTTTGACTGCTTCTGCAAATTTTATTAATTGTTTGTAAGTATATAATTCTGTAGTATCTACAAATTTAAAATGATCAAATATGAACTGACAATGTTTGTCGAATTTATCGGTGCTTATTTTGTTTATAGGATTACTATCTAAAAATTCAATTAATTTTTTTATTATAGTATGCGGATCGTTTTCGCTACTGAACACAAGCCATTTTAATTTATGTTTTAATGAATACAACAACATTAAATAAAGTGTGATTGTTGTTTTGCCTGTGTTCGCGTGTCCTAAAATTAAATTGAAGTTACCTTTTTTAAATCTAAAGTATTCATCAATCTCCGGTAAATCAAGTTTAAAGCCTTCCTGTAATTTGCCCTTTCTAATTTTTATTATTTTATCAACTTCATCATCATAATTTATTAGCATTCAACTAAAATATAAAAATTTTTAAAATGGTAAATCTTCTCGGTCAGGGTTATGATCTTGTGCGGTTACTTCCTCTTTGGGTTTGTAATTATCTAACTTAAAATATTGCTTGTCTTTTGATTTAGCAGTACATAAACAAAGATTTACATAACCTTTGTCGTTTGCTAATTTTTCAAGTCTGACTAATTCTTTTCTTAATGTCGGTATATGAACTGATATATTGCTATCAATCCAATCAACCTTTGTTGGCTTTGGGAATAACCCACTTATAAAATCTATTTTATTATCCATTGTATACGTAATTTTCAAATTTTCTTGCAAATATTATTATTGTATCTATATCTAAATTATATTTTTCAACATTATTTTGATCAATATTACCCCATAAATCTACAGCCCTGTTTAAACTGCTTTGTCTTATAATGTACTTTTGCACATCATCTTTTGGGTTGCTATAATTATGATTAGATCTTGTTGGCATTAATTTTGCCTTATTTTTTGATTGATCCAAATTATAAGTAACCTCATCACCTACATTGTAGGTTAGTTCTTTGGTTGTAAACACATTAGGGTTATGCCCATTTGCAAATTGCACAACATATTTATTCATTAATGCACCATCTTTTGTGTTAAAACTTTCTTTTTTTATTATTGATTTAATTGTACTTGTATATTCCATTTTACTAATATATTATTTTTTTGTGTTAAAATATTCTTCACTATTTCTGTTATGTACTATTTCATCTTTTGCTGATAGTAACCTAACTTTTATTTCTTCGTCTCTTAATTTGTGTTTAAGTCGTTTATTCTCAAGTTCAAGTTTCATATTTTCCTTAAGAAGTTTTGTTTTATCTTTTTCTAATTGTTCTAATCGTGCTAATAAAAAATCCATATTATAAATTCCCTGTGTGTTTATCTAATACAATTCTTTCGATTTCTGTTAAATAATCGTAATGTATTAGGTTTGTTATATCAACTGTGTCAAGTAATATCTTGACTATCTCTACTCCATCAAAAGTACCTGTACCATCAAAGTAACCAAGCTCTGCTTTTGAAAAGTTATATTCAACTGTAATATCTTCGTTGTTGAAGTTTATATCAGTAACGTGAAGTTTTATATTATATTTAATCATATTCATATTTATTTAAAACAAAAATAATAAAAATAAATCACTTTAGCAAATAAGGGAACCGAAGCCCCCTTATTCTAAATAAATATAAATACAACACTTCCTTTATGAATAAGGAAGTTGAAGATTGAATTTCTGATATTTTTGTATCATTAATTCGAGGTCAAAATTATTAAATTTTTTTGTATTTCTTGCTAATAAAAACAAATTTTCTGCTGTATTGGGGCTAATCATATTTAATTTAAGTCCGAATTTGTACTGTTCCCCTGATTTAAACATATTGCACCCAACACATTGTACTTGACAATTATCTTCGTTCCATCTTGTTGAGTAATGTTTTCTTGATTGAAAATGTCCGCATTGCATTTTTTTCCAGTGATCTTTTTTTCCGCAAGTAAAACACTCTACATAACCTTTTTGATCCGCAGTTCTTCTTCTTATATATTCGCTAAATACTTTATCAAGCTTTTTTATTAATGATTTTCTTGTGGATTTCATTTTGCTAAGTCAAAAAATAATTTATTTTACTTATATATATACTTATATAAATATATATACTAATATAAAGATATATACTTATATAGTTATCTACCTTGACCTATATATCTTTTTTTATAGTTTTTACTATTTTTTACTTTGCTTGATTTTGTTTTGGAGTGAATGCCTTTTCGCTTTCGGCTTTTGGATTTATAAACTTGTACTTTTAATTTACGAGCCATCTTTTGTGATATAATATAATAAACAACCGCTTAAATAAGCCAATAAAAAAAACAATATTATATGATAAATGTTTAAATGCGACTCACCGCATATTCCTAATAAATGTTCAAATAGTTCCATAATTATTTTTTAAATATACTTGTAGCTTTTTCAGTTGTACGACCACCAAAATAAGCTAAAACTACCGCCATCATTACTTTTTCAAAAGTATCGTTCCATACTTCGTTTATATGAAAGGGAATATTATCCACACTATCTAATATACCTGCAAATGAAAAAATAACAATACACCAAACAAGCACCATAGGTCTTACATTTTTGCTCAACCAACTATCACTTGCTGCATCTGCTTGCCATCTTTGTGATACCGCTTCTAACTCTTTATTTTGCTGATCGTAAATAAGCTGCTGTAAAGCGATTTTATCTTCATTTGATATATTTGATTTACCTATCTCTTTTATAGCTTCTTTTGGGCTTGTAACACCTTGTAACACGCTTCCAAGCGTTGGATTTACTAAACCTGCTGCGCCAAGCAACATTTTGCCAATTGTTGTGTCTTTAAATTTTTTCTTGTCAGGCATTTGTAATGTCTATATATTTTGTTTTGCCATCATCTCTAACAGCTTTTAGTATTCTATTTCTGTTTTTATCATCTGATACATAACTAATATGCACCCAGTCAGGATTATCCTCGTTGCCAAACTCCCATATCATTTGATCAAAATTAAGATTTTCTTTGATATAGTTAAACATTTCAGCATTTGTTTTGTGTCCGTAAATATCATCTAAATCCATTGCTTTTCCTTGACAATGTTGGCTGCGGCTGCTGCCACCGATCGCTTCATTTAATGCAGAGCTTCTATAAAATGAATTTATCTTTATAGGTCCACCTACCCACTTTCTTAGCGGCTCAAATATCTGTTCAGCGATTAATTTCATATTACTTAAAGCATCACCGTTAGGTGTGTTATCAATGCCTAACCTTAATGCTGTAACACTTTTTGTTGCTTCTTTCTCAGATATATGTTGACTAATCATAATTTATTAATTTGTAGCTACCCTTGTGTATTTTGTTTTTTCTATAACACCCTGTATTTCTTCAACAGGTACTTTAATAGAAAGTGAAATACCTGCATCCCATCTACCAACTAAATTTCTACCTCTATATAAAAATATAACAGGCACAGATTTAATTTGAGATTTTATAGATGCTTTTTGTTCTTCTAATAAAG